CGTTTCGCCTTTACTTATTCCTTTCCCAATGGTCTAAGGCGCAAGATAGCCCGTCGGGCGTCATCTTGCAATTCTTAGAATAGACGGGGTGATGTGTGGCGTCGAAATAGCCTAAGAAGATGAGCAGAATTACGCCTAGCGCGGTGATGAGGCGGTTCATGCGGTAGCCGTCCTTTCAATCATGGCGCGAAGTTGCGCGTCGCACATGGCGCGAAAGCAGGTATCGCATAAGTGAATCGTAGGGGCGTTATCGGAGCGCAAGGGGTGATACCCCTTGCCCTGTCCACATTGCCCGCATGGCTTGATGTAAGCGGGCGTCTTGTATTTCTTCGCCATTAGAAAGCCCCCCCTACCGCGTCGCGAAGTGAGGGGTATTCGGTGAAGTCTCCGACAGTTTCGCGGAAGAGGGCGAACAGGTCGCCGTCTTCGCTAATTGCCTCGATGATGAGATTATGCTCCACCAATAGGTCGCCCGATAGGCATGAAATTACATTAGCGGGTGAGGTACGCATTACTTCACCCCGCAAGCGGTAAGGAATCGGGCGCGATCGAATCGGGGATTAGTGCCTTGCAAGGCAGCTGCCATTTCGCCCGCAACTAGTGAGAGGCTCACTTCGTCGCTCCCGCTATTGTTGAAATCCTGCATAAGATTGCAGATTACTTCTGCAATTATTTCGTAATCCTTGCGTGTCATGTTCGTCCTGTCCTGTTCTGCCCTTGGGTAGTTCCTTGGGCTAGTAAGATCAAAATACACGCATGAGATAGGCGTGTCAAGCATTTAACCCTGAGAGTTTCCTGAGAGTATTTCCCTCTTCATGGCTCAGGAATCAGGGCGAGAGATGAGAGGAAAGGGCAAGAGTTAGCCCTGACAGGAGCGCGAGCGACTGTCCCCTATCCCTCTCACTTCGTACCACTTCGCCTCTAATCGCTCCACTTCCACCCATTAACGAATTAGAATCGCCCAGTTAGGTATCAATCTCTTTCACTTTCAAAAGCCTCACTTCGTAGTTGAGAGATAGACATAAGAATACCTTCGTGTCTAGTATAGATTCTCCCTCGTCCCTCTTTCCCGTTTCAACGACCCGCAGGCTTTTAATACTACGCGTGACTATACAATACTATCAACCCANNGAGCAGGCCCTATGGCCTGCGAGTTACCGTTACGGTGGGGCGCTTGCGGCGCCCCCTAGTTAACTGTAGGGCATTGGAAATGCCCCTTATCCTTACCCACTAAGCGTACCCCCAAAGGGGTACGTAAACTGGGTGTAGTCTAAATATTTTTTGGGAAGGATATTTCTGCCATATGGCCAGTATCCCGAAGAACCATATGCTTGCGCCTACAGCAGAGCTTTCGGCGCCAGAGGCAAAAGAACTTATCCTCAAGTTGGTAGAAGACGGCTACTCAATTGCTGACGCTACCCGCGCCAGCAAGAAGACTATCAAGTCATATGAGTACTACCGTGCCAGCGATCCACAGTTCAGGGAAGCAATTGACTTAGCCCGCGCCGTGCAACGGCGCAAGGGTGTTGTTAGCACAGAAGACAAAGACATTTCATTTGAAGACTTCCGTTCCAAGTTTCTCAACTCCAAGACTTTCCCTCACCAGCGCAACATCATCAGTTTATTAGAGGAAGGCCAGCCAGCCTGGCTTCACCCTTCCATGACATACGAAGAGGGCTTCCCCCAGTATGTCCTGTGCAACATGCCACCAGAGCATGCCAAGTCCATGACGGTCAGTATTGACTACTTGACCTATCGGATCGTGACAGATCCTAACGTACGTATCAAGATTGTCTCCAAGACGCAGAACATGGCCAAAGAGTTTCTCTATGCCATCAAGCAGCGTCTGACTTCCCCTACCTATGCCGAGTTGCAGCGGCGCTATGCGCCAGCTGACGGTTTCAAGGCTAGTGCCGACAAGTGGACCGCAGATTCAATTTACCTAGAGCGCGACTCAGGTGAGAAAGATCCGACTCTCCAGGCTCTAGGTATCGGCGGTCAAATCTACGGCGCACGTGCAGATTTGATCGTACTCGATGACTGTGTGACGCTAGCCAACGCAGGCGAATTTGAAAAGCAAATTCGCTGGATTCAACAAGAAGTCTTAACTCGCGTTGGTCCGACAGGAAAGATTCTTATTGTAGGTACCCGCGTAGATCCTATGGATCTATACCGCGAAGTTCGCAATCCTGATAGATACCCCGAAGGCAAGTCCCCTTGGACCTATCTGGCTATGCCAGCCGTCCTTGAGTTTAAGGACAAGGTTGAAGAGTGGGAAACCCTCTGGCCTAAATCTGATAGACCGTGGTTGGGCGATGAGGCAGGCCCCGACGCAGACGGGCTATACCCACGATGGGATGGAAAGAACTTACGCCAAAGGCGAGGATTACTTGACCCAAAGACTTGGGCAATGGTTTATCAACAACAGGATGTGGACAGTGAAGCGGTCTTTAGCCCAGAATGTGTGCGAGGCAGTGTCAGTGGTATGCGAGCATCTGGCAACCTTGTTATCGGCGCACCTGGACATCCTACATCCCTCAACGGTTCATACACGATCTGCTCGATGGATCCAGCCATGTCGGGAGATACATTCTCCATTGTCTATACAGGAGACAGAGCAACCCAAAAGCGTTACATACTAGAAGCATCAAGGATGCCTGCGCCTACACCACAGCGCATCCGTGAACTAATCTTTAGTTGGACCGAAAAGTACAACCCAAAGGTATGGGTCATTGAGAAGAACGCTTTCCAGTTGTTTCTTACAATGGATGAGGAAATCAATAAGTTCTTAGCATCACGCGGCATTAGACTTGTCCAGCATTACACAGGTGCCAACAAGATGGATGCTGAATTTGGTGTGGCTTCGATGGCTCCGCTCTTTGGAACTGTTGACAAGCTAGGCAAGCACATGGGTAATAACCTCATTGACTTGCCGCGCACAGATAATGAAAACATCAAGGCTCTGATTGAGCAGTTGATTACTTGGTCACCAGGCACCAAGAATAAGCAGGACGGCCCAATGGCCTTATGGTTCGCAGAAACCCAGATGCGCGATTACATCAACCAAAATGGTGCTTATGGTAGTTCATGGGTTAAAAACCCATTTGCTACTCGCAATGAGATTGCTAAGCGCAAAGTCGTGAACCTAGAAGAATATCAGAAAATCCAAGAGAAGATCGCATCTAACGGGGGATACCTATAGTGCTAGACATTGATGTCATTAGTGATAAGTTGCGGAAACTACGCGGCCATTATCACACACGTGATTCCCGCTACGACGACCTATTAGCGATCCGTCAAGGCAAGATTGATACTGTCTTCCCAGGCATGTTCTCTGAGGATTATCCAAAGCCAATGATTGCTAACTTCATTGACATCGCAGCTCGCGACGTTGCAGAAGTTATCGCTCCACTGCCTACCTTCTCCTGCATGACCACAGACTCAGTATCTGATCGTGCACGTAAGAAGGCAGACATCCGCACCATGATTGCTGCTGGTTACCGCGACACCGCCAACTTGCAGACCATGATGTACTCAGGTGCAGATCGTTACCTGACCTTTGGTATGCTACCTATCATCATTGAGGAAGACCATGAGAACAAGCGTCCTGCTATTCGTATTGATTCTCCTATTGGCGCCTATCCAGAATTTGATCGCTTCGGCAAGTTAATCTCATACAGCAAGCGCTACACCAAAACTGTACGTGAACTTATCAACGACTTCCCTGAGCATGAGACTGTTATCCGTGGGCAGTACGAGAACCGCAATTCACAACGCATCCTTGAGATGTATCGCTACCAAGATAAAGAACAGCTAGTTCTATTCTTACCAGAGCGCAATAACTTTGTTCTATCAAAAGCGATTAACCAAATGGGTGAAATCCCAGTTGTTATCGCAGTACGTCCTGGCATTGACTCTGACGAGCATCAACGCGGTCAGTTTGATGACATCATGTGGGTACAGGTTGCTCGTTCCCGCTTTGCAAGTTTGGCACTGGAAGCCGCTCAGAAATCCGTCCAAGCGCCCTTCGCGCTACCAGCCGATGTTAACGTTCTTGAAATCGGTCCAGATGCCACTATCCGTTCAGCCTCTCCAGAGAAGATCCGCCGTGTTGATCTAAACATTCCTAACGGTATCTTCCAAGAGAACGCTTTGCTTGACCAAGAAATGCGTACTGGCGCACGTTACCCAGAAGGTCGCCTTGGCCAACAGTCAGGTTCTATCATTACTGGCAAGGGTGTACAGGCACTCATGGGTGGCTTTGACACTCAGGTCAAGACAGCACAAGCAGTATTTGCAGAGTGCTTCCGCAAGGTTATGTTCCTTTGCTTCAAGATGGATGAAACCATCTGGCCAGAAGTTACTAAGGAAGTACGCGGCATCAACGCTGGCGCTCCTTACGAAATTAACTACACACCTTCTAAGGACATTGCAGGAGATTACTACTGCGATGTTACTTACGGCCTTATGGCAGGACTTGATCCTAACCGTGCATTAGTCTTTGGACTTCAAGCACGTGGCGATAAATTGATTAGCCGTGACTTCCTGCGTCGTCAGATGCCGTGGGAAATGAACGTCACTATGGAAGAAGAGCGAGTTGAAGTTGAAGAATTACGCGATGCGTTAATTCAAGCAATTTCAGGTTATGCTCAAGCACTTCCTGCTATGGCCGCACAAGGTCAAGATCCATCTCAAATTCTTCGCTCTATGGCTATGGTTATTAACGGCCGTCAAGAAGGACGTCCAATTGAAGACGTCATAGCGGAAGCCTTTGCTCCGCAGGAACCTCAAGTTTCCCCAGAGCAGGCTCAGACCGCTGGTG